GGTAGTTCGCGCCCCAAATTTTCTCTAGCGTCAGCGCACACTAATGGGTTGTAATGACCTTTCTGTGCAAAAATGCATGATCGTTGCGGCGACAGGGCTTTTGCGCGAAGATGCACACGACCATACGCAAGAGGGGAAAATGGCGACATTGCAGCAAGTGGCTGCTCACCTGGGCGTCTCCACAAAGACGGTCCAAGACCTTTTGGCCAACGGTGTGATCCAGAAGCAGGGCCGCGGAGAGTACGATCTTGATCAGTGCCTGCGCGCATACATCTCTCGCCTCAGGGAGATGGCAGCATCACGCGCTGGCAATGGGGATCTGAATCTGACAGATGAGCGCGCCAGGCTTGCCAAAGAGCAGGCCGACGCGAAAGAGATGGAAAACGCGATCACGCGCGGTGATCTGGTGTACATTGAGGATGTGGCCAAGCGGGTCGAGGCGTCTTTGGCCAAGGTCAGAACGCGGCTGCTGGCCATCCCGACGAAGGTAGCCCCTGAAGCAGCGGCGGCGGATGATCCGAAAGAGGTCCAGTCGCTTATTGAGAGGCAGATCATTGAGGCGCTGAATGAACTGGCAGGAATCAACGAGGCAGACGCAGGCGAATAAGCTGGCAGAGCGCCTCAATGAGGCAATCAGCCTTGGCATGAAACCGCCGCCGAAGCTCACAGTCAGCCAATGGGCTGACACCTATCGCGTGCTGTCGAGCGAAAGCTCTGCGGAGCCGGGGCGATGGTCAACATCGCGAGCTGAGTACCAGCGCGGCATGATGGATGCGGTATCAGATCCTGAGATTGAAATCGTCGTGCTGATGACTTGCGCTCAGGTTGGCAAGACGGAGTTGATCAACAACGTCGTCGGCTACCATATCCACCAAGACCCGGCCCCGATGCTGGTCGTGCAGCCGACGCTGGAGATGGCCCAGACATGGTCGAAGGACCGTCTGGCCCCATGCATCCGCGACACGCCTGCCTTGACCGGAAAGATCAAGGATCCGAGGTCGCGAGACAGTGGGAACACGACGTTGCACAAGTCTTTCCCTGGTGGGCATGTGACAGCCTGCGGAGCGAACAGCCCATCCAGCTTGGCATCGCGTCCCTGTCGCGTGATCTTGTGCGATGAGGTTGACAGATATCCTATCAGCGCCGGGACTGAGGGTGACCCTGTCTCTCTGGCCAAGAAGCGCGCGACCACTTTCTGGAACCGAAAGATCATCTTGGTCAGCACGCCAACGGAAAAGGGCGCAAGCAGGATCGAACAAGCCTATGAGGAAAGCGACCAGCGCAAGTTTTTCGTGCCTTGCGGTGATTGTGGAGAGGCACAGGTTCTAAGGTGGGGCCAGGTTCAGTGGGCCGACAAGAATCCCTACTCAGCGGTGTACGTCTGCGAACACTGCGGGTCGGCGTGGGACGATGCCGCGCGGTTCCGTGCGATCAGAAAAGGTCGATGGCAGGCCACCGCCGTCCCGAAGGGCAAGGTCGCTGGCTTCCATATCAACGGCCTGTACAGCCCGTGGACCCCGCTTTACGAGGCGGTTTCCGACTTCATGAACAGCAAGCGCGACCCGATGCGCCTCAAGACATGGGTGAACACGTTTTTGGGCGAGACATGGGAAGAGCAGGGCGATCAGGTCGATGAGATGGATCTCATGGACCGGATGGAGAGTTGGGGGGATCAGATCCCTGAGGATGTGCTGCTGATCACTGCCGGTGTGGACGTCCAAGATGACCGTCTTGAGGTCGAGGTTGTGGGCTGGGGGCGTGGTGAGGAGAGTTGGTCGATAGCCTATGAGACCATGTACGGCGACCCGTCGTCGGCTGAACTCTGGAACCGCCTCGACGTCATGCTCCAGCAAAAGTTTGACCACCCGCGCGGCGAGATGGTCATCAGGTCTGCCTGTGTGGACTCTGGTGGACACTACACTCAACAGGTCTACAACTATGCACGCCTGCGCGCTGGCCGCCGCGTTTTCGCGATCAAGGGCGTCGGCGGCGAGGGCAAGCCGATTGTCGGCAGGCCGTCCAAGAACAACATTGGCAAGATCAATCTTTTCCCTGTCGGGACCGACACGGCCAAGGAGCTTGTCTATGCCAGGCTCAAGATCAGGGAAGAGGGGGATGGGTATTGCCATTTCCCGGTCGGTCGCGGCGAGGAGTATTTCCGCATGTTGACCGCTGAAAAGAAGGTAACCAGATACTTCAAGGGCAGGCCGAGGACAGAGTGGGCGAAGATCAGGACGCGCAACGAGGCGCTGGACTGTAGGGTCTATGCGACCGCGGCCTTGTCCATTCTGAACCTCAACCTCGAAAGCGTTTACACTCAGGCGCAAAATCAGGTATCATCCGCCCAACAAGCGCAGCCTCACCGCAGGCCGACGCTTCCCATGCGAAGCGGATTCGTCAACGGATACAAATGATGGCCAATCTTTTCGACGCTGCCAACGCCCCTGAGAGAGAGCCGCTGAAGTTCGTCCTTGGCGACTTTGTGCAATGGAAGCGGTCTGATCTGGTGCAGGATTATCCTCTCGCGTCCTACAGCGCGCAGTATGTTTCGCGGCTGAGCAGTGGCGGGAACACAGAGTTCACTGTCGTCGCGACTGAGTCTGACGGCACCTATCTGTTCACGATTCCAAGCTCGACATCTTCTGGCTTCACCGCTGGCGATTATCACTGGCAGCTTGAGATTGTCAGATCGTCAGACAGCAGCCGCATCGTGATCGCGCGAGGTGATTGGTCGATCATCGTTGACCTGGATGTGAACGGATCTGACCCTCGGTCTCACGCTCAGATCATGATCGGGAAGATCGAAAGCATCCTATCTGGGAAGGCGGACAGCGATATTGGGAGCTACAGCATCGCTGGCCGGTCGCTGACTAAGCTGAGCTTCGCGGAACTCATGGACGCACGCGATAAGTACAAATCGGAATATGCCCAGGAACTCATCAAGTCACGGCTTGAGGCTGGCAAGCCGAGCGGCGCAACTGTCAAGGTAAGGTTTGGCTGATGGGTCTCTTCGACATTTTCAAGCGCCAGAAGAAGGCGACCGGCAAGCGCGATTACCTGGCCGCCTCAAAGGGCCGCCTCTATATGGACTTTAAGGGCAGCAACAAATCGGCTGACGCAGAGATCCGATGGGTTCTGCGCGACATGCGGAACCGGGCGCGGGATCTTGAGCGCAACAACGAATATGCCCGGCGCTATCTGCAACTGATGCAGACGAACATCGTTGGTGAGAATGGCTTCCGCCTCCAACTGAAGGGCCGGAACATCGACGGCACCATCGACATGGCTGGCAACAATATCATCGAAGCCGCCTGGGCTGAGTTCGGACGATTGGGCGGCTGCACGGTGGACGGAAAGATGTCGATCTCCGACCTGTCCAACGCCGTCGTCCGGGGCGTTAAACGTGATGGCGAGGTGTTCCTGCACATCGTCCGCAGGCCGTATTTGCGGCATGGGATCGGCATCCAGATCATCGAACCTGACCGCGTCGATGAGCAGATGAACGAGACGCTGCGCGACGGGAATCAGGTTCGCATGGGCGTTGAATTGGACAGCGCGACCCGTCGCGTTTCTGCCTATCATGTCCTGGTCACCAACCCTGGCGACTATGACTACACGACCACGACGACCGGGCAGTTCCGCCAGCGCATCCCGGCTGACCAGATGATCCACATCTACAATCAGGAACGCGCCGATCAGACGCGAGGCGTGCCTGAGATGGTGACGGCGATGCCCGCGCTGAAGATGCTGCACGGCTATCGTGAGGCAGAGCTTGTCGCCGCCCGCGTTGGCGCGGCCAAGATGGGGTTCTTCACTTCGCCCGCGGGCGACGGCTTCACGGCTGATGGGTTCGAGGACACGTTCACTCCAATCTATGACGCAGAGGCGGGGACGTTCCACCAGCTACCCGCCGGTGTTGACTTCAAGGCATTCGACCCAACGCATCCGACATCAGCCTTCGCCGACTTCGAAAAGGCAATCCTGCGTGGGATCGCAGGCGGCCTTGGCATCAGCTATACGGCGCTGGCCAATGACCTTGAAGGCACATCCTACTCATCCATCCGCCAGGGTGCGTTGGAGGAGCGTGACTTCTACAAAACCCAACAGCGATTCTTCATCGAACACTTTATCGATCCGCTGTTCCGCGTCTGGATGCGTCATGTGATGGATTTCGCGCTGATCCCGATCAACGGGCCGGGGAAGTTTGAGAAATTCTCGGCTGGGATTTCTTGGCGTGCGCGTGGGTTCCAGTGGGTTGACCCGCTCAAAGAGATCAATGCGGCAGTCGTTGGGCTGCAAAACGGAATCGTCAGCCACACCGATATCGCGGCCACCTATGGGCGGGATGCCGAAGAGACTTTCGCTCAAATCCAGCGCGACAAGGAAATGGCCAAGCAATTCGGCCTATCGATGGCATATGAGCCTTTCGGGTCGAAGCTGCCGGTCGAAGCTCAGGTTGAAGGTGGCGAAAATGTCGTATGAGCCGACAGGCGAGATGAAAGCGGAGGCCCAGCGTGGCCTTGATTGGCGTCGTGAGTTCGGGCGCGGTGGCACCGAGGTTGGCATTGCCCGCGCGCGTGACATCGTGAACGGGAAGAATCTTTCGCTCGACACGGTCAAACGCATGAATAGCTTCTTCGCGCGTCACAGCGTTGACAAGCAGGCAGAAGGCTTCAGGCCGGGCGAAGACGGTTACCCCTCGAATGGTCGGATCGCTTGGGCGCTGTGGGGTGGCGATGCGGGCGAGGACTGGGCCGAAAGCATCACAAATGATGTTGACGACACAGATCTGGACGAAAGCGACATGCAAGACAGCCGCGCTGCCGGTGAGCGCCCATATGCGAATGAGCATGCCGCGCGCATCCACGACCCCAAGAAATATGACGCACTGCGCCGCCGCAATGGCGCTGGCGGGAATGGTGTGGATTTCATCTTCGGCATCAAGGATGGCACCAGCGAGGTCCAGTCGATCCGATTCCGCACGCAATTCTTCACTGTGTCGGAGGCGAAGGCGTGGCTGGAGCGCAATGACTTCAAGCCAATTTCATTTGAGCCTGCGACAGAGGCGGCGCGCTCTATGCAAGATGGTGAGAAATTTGATATGATCGCCCAGGAAATGGAGGACGCCGCGATGTCTGATGATCAAAACATTGAGGCTGACGGCGTGCAAGCCGAAGACCTTCCGCCTGAAGCATCTCGTTACGCGCGTGACCAGATCAAGACGCGCGCGATGAGCATGGACGACAAGGTCATCGACAAGGATGGCCGTCGCGTGAAGATCGCGGTTTCGTCTGAGGCACCTGTCGAGCGCTCGTTCGGCATTGAAATTCTCGACCACAAGCCCGGCAGCATCGACCTGTCGTTCTTGAACTCTGGTCGTGCGCCGCTGCTGTTGGATCATGATCCGACCAAGCAGATCGGCGTCGTGGAATCGGTGGATCTTGATGGCTCGGCGCGGCGTCTCCGCGCGACTGTCCGGTTTGGGAAAAACGGGCTGGCCAAAGAGGTCTTCGATGACGTTGACGATGGTATCCGCGCCAACATCTCGGTCGGATACCAGATCAACAAACTCGACAAGGAGGGCAAGGAAACGTACCGTGCCACTTCTTGGATGCCTATGGAAGTTTCCATCGTGTCTATTCCTGCCGACAGGACAGTCGGCGTTGGTAGATCGGCGGCTGACGACCTGACCACCTCTCTCCCTGCAACCCCCATCAAGGAGGCCAAAATGGCTGACGTTGATATGGATGCGGTCAAGGCCGAAGCTGCCCGCACCGCCGCCAAAGACACTGCCGAGATGTTCCGTCTTGCCGCAGCCCACAACAAGCGCGATCTGGCTGAGAAAGCCGTTGCCGAAGGCCGTTCGCTTGCGGAATTCCGCGGCCAACTGCTGGATGCGATTGGCAACAAGCCGCTTGAGACGGCGGACACCGGCCTGACCAAGAAAGAGGCCCGTCGCTTCTCGCTGATGGCTGCGATCCGCGCGATGGCGAACCCGACCGACTTCCGCGCCCAGGAAGAAGCCCGCTTTGAATTCGAAGCCTCAGCCGCCGCGCAGCGCGCTGCTGGCGTCGATGCCAAGGGCTTGATGATCCCGTCCGAAGTGCTGCGGTCGTGGGTCAAGCGTGACCTGAACACCTCGGACGATTCGAGCGTGATCGCTCAGGACTTCCGTGGCGGCGACTTCATCGACGTTCTGCGGAATGCTTCGTCTGTGATGCAGGCTGGCGCGACCATGCTGACGGGGCTGAAGGGCAACGTCGCCATCCCGAAGAAAACTGCTGGCGCTTCCGCTGGCTGGATTTCGACGGAAGGTGCCGCTGCTTCGGAATCGGAACCGACCTTCGGCCAGGTCACCATGACCCCGAAGACCCTCGGTGCGTTCACCGACATCACCCGTCTGATGATGATGCAGTCCTCGCCCGACATCGAAGCCTTGGTCCGTGACGACCTGTCGCGCGCTCTGGCTCTGGCCATCGATCTCGGTGCGCTTCAAGGCTCTGGTTCTTCGGGCCAGCCGACTGGCATCAAGAACGTCTCTGGCGTGAACAAGCCGACCTCGTTCGCTGCGGCCAACCCGACCTTCGCCGAAGTCGTGGCTCTGGAAACCGCTGTGGCCGAGGACAACGCTCTGCTGGGCAACCTCTCCTACATCCTGCCCGCAGGCATGTACGGTGCGCTGAAGACCACCGCCAAGGCTTCCGGCCAAGGCCTGTTCGTGGTCGAGCAGCCGGGCAACACCATCAACGGCTACCGCGCGATTGTGTCGAACCAAGTCACCGCCGGTGACCTGTTCTTCGGCAATTTCGCGGATCTGCTGATCGGCATGTACGGCGGCCTCGACATCCTGGTGGACCCCTACACCGCTTCGTCTTCGGGCACGGTTCGCATCCGCGCTCTCCAGACGGTCGATGTGGCTGTCCGCCACGCCGTGTCGTTCGCCTATAACAACGACGGCGTCTGATGGTACTGAAATGGAATGGGGGCGGCGCAAGTCGCCCCCAGCCTCATAAGGAGGCCAAAATGGCAAGCTATCTGATCCTGAAATCTTGCGTGGCAGGCGGCGAAGCCCGCAGCGCTGGCGACATCGTGGAGCTGTCCGAGCAAGAGGGCAAATCCCTTGTGGCCATGAATCGAGTGAAGCCCTGCGAGGCCCGCGAGCTGCCGCAGGCCGTTGACCGCAGCGTGGCTCTTGAGTCCAGCGATGCGCCGAAGCCCACTAAGCGCGTGAAGAAGGTCTGAACATGGCCCTGCCACTTGCTGCTGATCTCCTGGCAATCCTGAACGTTCAGGAATTCGCCACATCCGTGACGTATCGGCGCAAGAACGCGCTGTCCGACGCGACGATCACCGGCATCTTTGATAACGAGACTGTCCCGGTGGAAGCCGGTGGATTCGTGCCTGTTCACCAGGAGCAACCACGCTTCACTTGCCGCACGGCAGACATCCCGAATATTTCGGAAGATGACCAGATCATCATGTCATCGACCACCTATGTGATCAGAGCCTGGATCCACGACGGCACGGGTGTCACCGTCCTCCAACTGGAGCGCCGCTGATGTCGCATGTGAGAAGCCAGATCAGGGATCAATTCGTCGCCATTCTGAAGGCTGGCGTGCCTCTGGTGACCCGTCGGGTTTTTGGCACCCGTGTATACCCTCTGACGCAGGCAAAGCTGCCAGCGATCACGGTGACCGCCAGCGCTGAGACATCTCAGTTGATGACGATGGGTGGAAGCATGGGCGCGCGGTCTCTGGACCGGACCGTGGACATCACGGTCTCAATATATGAAAACTCGACCGCATCGCTCGACGGCACGATTGATGCTATCGCGGTGCAAGTCGAAGAGGCCATCGGAGCTGACTACACGCTTGGTGGCATTGCGAAGCATTCGGTGCTAACATCGACAAGCATCGATTTCTCTGGTGAGACCGAGCAGCCCGTTGGGATCGCGACCCTGACGTTCGCTGTCCGATACGTCACCAGCCTCACCGATGTCGAAACAGCCAAGTAAAGGAGGCTCCTGCTATGGCAACGCACGCTGGCAGCGAAGGCACCGTCAAAGTCGGGGCCAACGCAATCGCCGAGATCCGGTCCTATTCAATCGAACAGTCCGCTGACACGATTGAGGACACCACGATGGGTGACTCGGCGCGGACCTACAAGACCGGCCTGACGGAATATACCGGCACCATTGATGTGTTCTGGGATGAGACGGACACCACCGGCCAAGGTGCGCTGACCATTGGTTCGTCTGTCACGCTGAACCTTTACCCTGAAGGTTCGACGACTGGTGACGTTTACTACACCGGCACCGCCATCGTCACTGGGCGCTCGATTTCGGCTTCCTATGACGGCATGGTCGAGATGTCGATTTCCGTGCGGGGCAACGGCGCTCTGACCCAAGCGACGGCGTCCTGATGAGCCTGGCAAAACGCATCGCAGCCAAGCGGGCTGACCAACAGCGCGGTTTCGTTGATGTGGAAGAATGGGGGGAGGGGGAAACCCCTCTTCGCCTCTTTTTCTCTTCTGTGAGCGCACGCGACATTGAGAAGGTCCAGCGGAAGTACAAGGACTTTCTGATCAACACCTCCCTTGGGGCGATGGTCGAGATGATGATCGAAAAGTGCGAAGACCAGAGCGGAGAAAAGGCGTTCACCCTTGAAGACAAGCCGATCCTGATGGGAGAGCCTGTCGGGGTGATCGCCAAGGTTTTCGGCGCTGTGTTCAATGCGACCAGCAGCGAGGACCACGCAAAAAACTGAGGGACAACCCATTCAGGCTCAACCTGATCGCGATGGCCGACAGGTTGGGCCGTACCATCAACGAGATTGAGGAAATGTCCTTTGATGAGTACAATGAATGGGTGGCCTATTTCGCCATATTGAAGGAGCGCGAGGGGAATGAGCGAAAGACTCGTATTTGAGTTGCAGGCCATCGACAACGCGACGGCCCCTCTCCGCGCGGTGAATGCCCAGCTTGATGAGACCAACGCCGCCACGCGGCGCATGGCAAAGCAGATGGACAGCACCGGGAAAGATGCGCGCAAGTTCGCGATGGGCGCTCTCCAGCAGGCTGGTTTCCAGATCGGCGACTTTGCTGTTCAGGTCGCGAACGGCACCAACAAGATGCAGGCGTTCGGCCAGCAAGCGCCGCAGATGCTGCAAATCTTCGGACCCATCGGCGCTGTTGTCGGCGCTGGTGTCGCGGTTTTCGCAGCGTTCGCGGTGGCGATGGATAAGTCGTCTGCTGCGACTGGCCGCTTGCAAGAGGCACTTGGAAAGTTGGGCGAAGAATCCGCCGGTCTCTCCGACAAGTTCAACATGCTCAGATTTGGTGTCGAGACCGTCGAAGAGGCCACCGCGCTGCAAGCTATCTTGGACTTGAACAGCAAGATTGAGCAGAAAACACAGGAGCGCAATGCTGCTTATGGGAGAGCTCGAATCCCATTGGATGCGGAACTAGGCGTCCTGATCAAGCAACGTGACGCGGCAAAGAGCGCGCTGAAAACGCTTCAAGACAGGCGTGACGCATTGAGAGTGGCTCTCGCAATCAATGAGCAAATGATGGCCGTAGAGCTTGGTCATGCACAGGCGGCTGGGCAGGCGGAACGCGAAAGGATTGCCAAGGGTCAGGCAATCTATGCTCAGATGATCGCAATCCAAACCGCTCAGGCTGGGTACATTGCCGAGCAAGAGTCTTTCAACAGGCGGCTGGCTCAGGGTTATATCCTCTATGGTGATCTGCGTCGTCAGGCTCAGGGGCTGGCTACTGACGCCGCCGCGGCGGCCAATGCCGCAATCGATCCAGAGAAGTTTAAGCTGGTGGGCGCATATGGGCTTTACGCTTCCTCGCGCATGGCCGCGCCTCTGACGCCGCCGGAACCTGACAAGCCGCAAAGAACAGGCGGGGGCGCGAAGACCGACCCACTGAAAGAGCTTCGTGAGCAACTGGCTCTTGAAGAGCAGCTTGTTGGGAAGACGGAGGCTGAGCAGCGCGTCATCCAGGCTCTTGGTGCTGACAGGTCGAAGTACAGCGCGGACACCATTGCTGGCTTGGTCGAGCAGATCAACAAGACCGACCAGCTTAACAAGATCCAGGAGCGGCAGGCGGAAATCGCGGACACGATTAAAAACTCAATGTCCAGTGCGTTCATGTCGATGGTCGATGGCACAAAGTCTGTGACTGGCGCATTCAGCGACATGGCGAAGTCGATCATCCTGAAGCTCTACGAGGTCATGGTCGTGCAGCAAATCGTCAACAGCATCATGGGCGTCGTCGGGAAGGCTTTTCCGTCGCTGGCACCCGCACCTGTGCCGCCGCATAGGGCGATGGGCGGCCCGATCACCGGCGGCCGGGCATATCTGGTCGGAGAGCGCGGGCCGGAAATCGTGGTCCCGTCCCGCAATGGACAGGTGGTGCCTAACAACCAGATGGGCAGCGGCGGGGTCACCGTTGTCCAGAACATCAACGTCTCCACCGGCGTGCAGCAGACTGTCAGGAACGAGATCAAGTCTCTGATGCCGCAGATCGCCGACAGCGCGAAGGCTGCGGTGCTTGATGCGCGCCGTCGTGGCGGCAGCTATGGGAACGCATTCGCATGACGATTTCATACCCTCTGGCATTGCCGACGAACACCGGCATCAGATCCGTCGAGATGCGCGCGACCAATGCGGTCGCATATGGCCGCTCACCGTTCACCTTTGGCGGCCAGGCGTTCGCCTATTCCGGCCAGATGTGGCAGGCCGACATCACGCTGCCGCCGATGAAGCGCGCGGACGCGGAGCAATGGATCGCATGGCTGATGAGCCTGCGCGGGCAATATGGCACCTTCCTGATGGGTGACCCGCTGGGGGCAACGCCGCGGGGGACAGCCCTGTCTGGGCGCGTCAACTTGGCAAGCTACAGTGAGCAATTCAACAACGCCGCTTGGGTCAAAACGCGCGCGACTGTGTCGGCTGACGCATTGGTTTCTCCAGATGGGAAGACCACTGCGGATGCTATGATCTCGGACACATCCGCCTCGACAAGCCATCTCTTGAACCAAACAATGGCCGCCACCTCTGGAACGTCCTATGCGTTTTCAATCTATGCAAAAGCGCAGTCCGCACTGAACCTGAGGATTTCTTTGCCGAGCAGCACTTTCGGGAGCAATGCTGCGGTGTTCAACCTGAATACCGGCGCTTTGGTCACTGCGACTGCAGGATTCGGCTACGGGATCACCGCAGTCGGCGACGGCTGGTATCGCTGTTATATCTCCGGGGCGGCGACGTCGACCGGGTCGGCATATGCCCAGCTTTACCTGACCAGCGGCTCGTCCACATCGTTCACCGGCGACGGGGCGTCTGGCGTATACATCTGGGGCGCGCAGATCGAAGAAGGCACATCTCCGACGACGTATCAGCCTATTTTTTCCGGCTATGGCCCATATGTGAACGGTGCGGGGCAAACTGGCGGCTCTCTGGTGATCGACGGTGCAAGCCCAGATGAAGTCGGCTATCTGCTGCCAGGAGATTACATCCAGCTCGGCAGCGCATCGACCGCAACGCTGCACAAGGTCCTGACGCAAGTCGATACGGATTCATCCGGGAATGCGACTCTCGACCTGTGGCCGCACATCCGCACGGCTCCAGAAAATGATGCCACCGTGATCGTCAGCAATGCTGTCGGGCGCTGGCGTCTGGCATCCAACGAGACGTCTTGGTCGGCGAACGAGGCCGCCATCTACGGGATGACGTTTGGCGCGATGGAGGTGATCTAATGGCGCGGACAGTCCCGGCTGCAATTCTCGCGGCGCTGGCCGAGCCTGAGGTCCAGCCGTTCTATGCGGTGGAAATGCTGTTCGACACGCGGACGGGAACCGACATCGACGGAAACCCGTATACCTACGGCCCGGTTCGGCTCTGGACTGGTTATGGCGACCGGCTGATCGATGGGCAAACCTATCAAGGGGCAGGGGATCTGCTGTCGATCAGCGGTCTGGAGGAGGTCAACGATCTTTCGGCCAAGTCGGCGGCTGTCATCGTCTCTGGCATTCCGAGCGAATACGTGTCGCTGGCTCTGAAGGAGCCATACCAGCGCCGCACCTGTCGCATCCTCTGGGGCGTCCGCGATGTCGATGACTTCGTCGAGGTGTTCAGTGGCAAAATGAACCAGATGCCCATTGAGGACAGCGGCGAAAGCTCCACGATCACGATCACGGTCGAAAGCAAGCTGGTCGAACTGGGCCGGGCGCTGGTGCGCCGATACACGCATGAGAGCCAGCAGGCCCGCTATCCAGGCGACACCTTTTTCAGCTTTGTGGCTGACATCCAAGACAAGGGCGTGCCGTGGGGCAGGAAAGAAGCCTGAACGCATTCCTGCGCGAAGTCGCTGACCGCCCGTTTGAATGGGGAGTCTGGGACTGCCTCATCTTCACGAACGAGGCCTTCAAGCGGATGCACGGCGTTGGCTGGGCTGATGACTGGATGGGCCGCTATATCGCGCCAGACGGCCTCCTGACGCGGTCTCAGCTTCGCAGGGAATACGGACACCAAAACATCGAGGACGCGCTGGCAGAGCGCCTGACGCGATCCTATGGCGTGCCGCCGCGCGGGGCGCTTGTGGTCGGCGGCAAGGATGTCGTCGAGGCCGGTTATCTGGGCGTCGGGTTCGGCATTTCGGTCGGGACGCGCGCGGCGTTTCTTTCGCGGGGCGGTGTGGTATATTCCGGCATCGAAATGATCGACAGCGGATGGGTGAGGCGATGACGCCACTGAAACGGCTTCTGACAGGTTCCAGTTCGCTGTCCGACTATTCCCGCGTCCCGCGAGATCCTGGCACCATCGGCGCATGGCTGTTGAGCCAAGTGGGCGTGACGGTGGCAGCCACGACCTTTGCGGCCATCGCGGTCGGCTATATCGCCACGACCGTCGTCACAGCATGGCTGACATCAGCGCTGACGCCTAAGCCGCAGCGCGGTGGCGACTTCGGCGTGCGCGGCACGCTGGTCAACACCCGCGAGGCCGTTGCGCCTCAGGAATATGTCTATGGCACCGTTCGCAAGGGCGGCGCGATCACCTATATCGAGGCCACCGGCAGCAATAACGAGTTCCTGCACCTGATCATCTGCCTCGCCGGTCATGAGGTGTCGTCCATCGGCGACATCTACATCAACGATGAGGTGGTCACGCTGGATGGCAGCGGATTCGTCACCAGCCAAAACTGGAACAGCAAGGTCCGCATCAAAAAATACACAGGCAACCAGACCACTGCGCCCGCGGAGCTTCTGGCGGAAAGCACTCAGGTCAACGCCAACTTCGTCGGCAATGGCATCGCCTATCTCTACGTGCGGCTGCAATATGATCCCGACACCTTCCCGAATGGCATTCCTTTGTTCACGGCTATGGTGAACGGGAAAAAGGTCTACGATCCGCGCACGGCCACGACGGCTTTCTCATCCAACGCCGCGCTGTGCGTTCGGGACTACATCACCAGCGCATATGGTCTTGCCGATGCCAGTATTGATGACGTTTCGTTCTCAGCGTCGGCCAACATCTGCGATGAGAACGTGTCGCTGGCGACGGGCGGAACGGAAAAGCGCTACACCATGAATGGCGTGATCGGCGCGGAGCAGACGCCTGGTGCCGTCCTCCAGCAGATGATGACCAGTTGCGCCGGGACGCTGTTCTGGGGGCAGGGCGCGTGGCAACTGAAGGCAGGGTATTACACCGCACCGGTCAAAACGTTGACGCTGAACGATCTGCGCGGCCCGATCTCGCTGCAAACTCGGCAGTCGATGGCCGACACCTTCAACGTCGTTCGTGGGACCTTCAACGATGCGGCGCAGGATTATGTCACGGTGGACTATCCACAGGTGGACAGCGCCGTCTTCTTGGACGAAGACCTGAACGTCTCGACGCCCATCGATCTGCCGCTGCCGTTCACCACATCGGCGGCCACCGCCCAGCGCATCGCGAAGCTCAGCCTGTATCGGGGCCGGGAGCAGATGACGCTGTCTGCCGACTTCGGGATGAACGCCTTTGATGTTCAGGTCGGCGACATCATCGCGTTCACGAACAGCCGATATGGCTGGACCGCAAAAGAGTTCGAGGTGATCGGCTGGACGTTCTTCGCCGATTCCGACGCTGGGGATCTGCGCGTGAAGCTGACGCTGCGCGAGACGTCAGAGGCAGCATTCGACTGGACGGCTGAAGAGACAGCCATCATCGCCAACAACTCGAATCTGCCGTCAGCGTGGGATGTCGCGCCGGTCGGCATCGTTCTGACGCAGGAATTGCGCGTCATCTACGAAAAGCTGACCAACGTCGTGAAGGCCAACATCACGGCAGCATCCAGCGCGGCGGGCTTCGTCGAGCGCGTCGAGGTCCAGTTCAAAGAACACAGCGCGACGGCGTGGAACATCGTCGGGATCGGCAGCCCTGGCACGTTCGAGATCCTCGACTTGGTTGATGGATTCTATGATGTGCGGGCGCGGGCATATAACCATCTCGGAGTGCGCGGGTCTTGGGAATTGCGCGAGAGCTTCCAGGTGTCTGGCCTGATGAGTCCGCCGCAGGATGTGGCGACCTTCCACGGGCAAGTCTACGGTGGCACCATCGCGCTGGAGTGGGCGGCGGTGCCGGATCTCGACCTGTCGCATTACAAAATCCGATATGCTCTGGAAGAGTCCGGTGCGACTTATGCCAACGCCACGACATCGGTCGAAAAGGTGCCGCGCCCTGGCACCAATATCGTGGTCCCGGCTCGGCCTGGAACCTACATGATCCGCGCCATCGACAAGAGCGGCAATTCGTCGATCAACTATTCCTCCGTGGTCATCCCGGAGGCGGCGTTTGAGACGTTCACCAACACGCTGACGCTGACCGACAGCCCGACGTTCGGCGGGACGAAGACCAATTGCGCGGTCACATCCAGCCAGTTGCGGATCAGCAGCGGGACATCCGCCACCTATGAGATGTCGGCAGCCATCGACACCACCGCGGTGCGGCGGGTCCGCGCCAGGCTGGATGTGAACACAAACCGATATGATCCATCGCTCGGCACGTTTGATTCGCTCACCGGCGACTTTGACGCTCTGGCTGGCCTCTTCGACGATCTGACTGGCGGGACAAATTTCGCCGACACCGATGTTCTGCTTTACATTGCGGTGTCGCAGGATGCTGTGACCTATGCCGACTGGCAGTTGTTCAAGGGCGGCGACTTCTACGGTCGCGCTTTCAAGTTCAAGATCGACCTAAAATCTGATACAAGCGGCGTCAGCCCCAGCGTCTCTGGGCTGACCGCGCGCGTCTGGTATAATTGAGGAGAGCCGCATGGCAACGCATGACTACATCATCAACAACCAATCCGCGCCTGACCTCCGGTCGGATCTGAACAATGCGCTGCTTGCCATCGTCAGCCAGAACAGCGGATCGTCCGCGCCTGGGACGACCTATGCCAACATGCTGTGGTATGACACCAGCACGAACGAGATCAAGAAGCGCAACGAGGCCAACAGCGCGTGGGTCGTCCTCGGCACTGTCGATGAGGGCGCTGGCACGTTCACTCCGACCGGGCTGCCTGCCATCGCGTCTCAGGCAGAGGCCCAGGCTGGAACCGACAACGCAAAGATGATGACGCCTCTGCGGGCGGCGCAGGCCATCGCCGCGCTGGGCGGGCTGGGCGGGGTGAACATCCAAGGGTTCATTTCGTCTGGCACCTATACGCCGACCAGTGGCTACAAATATGCACTAATGTTCGCCACCGGCGGCGGGCGGGGCGGCGGCGGGACAGGCAGCGGACAAAACGGCGGCCCTGGCGGCATCGCTGGAGACACGTGCATCTCGCTGTTCTCTCTGAGCGGGATGGCGGCCCAGACTGTCTCTATCGGGGCTGGCGGCACCGGCAGCAGCGGATCGACAGGAAACACCGGCGGCAACACCTCGGTCGGGTCTCTGATCGTCGCCAAAGGCGGCGGGTCCGCGACATCCAACACGGGGATGTTCCAGATTCCTGCCTCTCCGGCTGGCGGGGCGGGGACATATCGCGGCGGCGAAGGCGGCGGGTCTTTCTGGGGGGCAGGTGCTGGCGGGGTCGGAACGTCTGGGGCGTCAAACGGGCAGGCTGCGCTGGCATATGGCGGCGGCGGCAGCGGCGGCTACAACTCTTCCGGCACCGGGAGCGGCGGGGCTGGCAGATCCGGCGCTGTCTTCATCGTGGAGTTCAAGTGATGCAGAAGGCAGAGGTTAAAGACGGCATCGTCGTCAACATCATTGAAGTCGATCCCCTGAGCATTCCTGACTGGTGCGCCGACTGGCCGGATGCCGTGGAATCGACTGTCATCGGCTGGCCCTATGTCGAGCCTGCGCCCGTCGCCCCAGCCGAAACCTGAACGCCTTATTTCATCGGTCGGTCCATCCGTGCTATGGTCTGACCAAACCACCCCAGAGCGGAGGCCGAGATGGCAACCTTGAATGATCGGGTGTTCGACAACGGGCTGACCGTTCTGGACACCGAGGCGAACAAAATTACCATCACCTCGCAGGAGGTGACAACCTACACCGAGGGCAACTCCACATACGCGCTCGGCAACTCGACATCGATCAGCATCTCTGCACCGGCAGATCGGACCGGCGGCGGGCGCAAGGTGACCGTCTCGGCGATCACCGGCGGCTCTGTGACTGCCAGTGGCACGGCCACGCACTATGCCATCCTGGACACCGTCAACAGCCGCCTGCTGGCGACCGGATCGCTGACTGCATCGCAGGCCGTGACCAGCGGGAACACGTTCACGCTGTCCACGTTCGACATCGGCATTCCCGACCCGGCATAAGGACTGAGCAATGACGCTGGTTGCAAACCGCGCGAGGATGACGACGGCGACGACGGGAACCGGGACGATCACGCTCGGCTCGGCGTCGTCCGGTTTTCAATCATTCGCATCTGCTGGCGTCGTGAACGGCGAGGCCGTGCGCTATGTCATCGAAGACGGCACGGCATGGGAGATCGGCAACGGCACATACACCTCCTCCGGCACCACGCTGTCCAGAACCCTTGTGCAGTCCAGCACCGGGTCGCTTCTGAACCTGTCGGGGTCGGCAACGGTGTACATCAGTGCTGTTGCTGACGACTTCTCCGGCCCAGAGTACTGGATGATGCTGTCGGCAGACTACACGCTTACCAGCACGACCGCCACGCAGAAGCTATTCAACGCCACCACGAACGGGGCGCTGACGCTTGATGTCGGGGTCTACTCGTATGACGTTCTGGCGCGGGTGCAGAATATGTCTGCCACCACTGGGAACTTGCAGTTCAGCACAGTTGGGGCCGGGACTGCTACCGTCAATTCCAACTCGCTGATGTACGCGTCGGGCTTGGACACCACCTTCACGGCTGGAACGGCTGGCGCACTTTCGGGCTTCGTGCAGCCCGGAACGGTCTCTCCGGCCAATATCGTGCAAGCAGGCGTTGGCACTGGTGTTCACTTCATCGTGTCCGGGGTTATGCGAGTGACCGCCTCCGGCACGATTATACCTTCGGTGGCCCTGACAAACGCCGCAGCAGCAACAGTTGTTGCTGGAAGCTACTTTGTGATCAAGCGGCGGTCCAGCATCAGCACCGACACCTTCGCGGGGACTTGGACATGAACTACCCCATCGTGAAGGCTTGGGTCGAGAACGGGGTCGTGACGCAGGCGTACCTCATCTGGGAAGTCACGCCAAACCTTGAAGACTGGATCACCGCGCCGACCGAGGTCGGCCCTGGCTGGCTTTACGACGGAAGCACGTTCACGCCGCCGCCTGAGGGGTGATGAGCGATGCTAGGGTTCTATGCGCTTGGGGCTGCACCACTCGGCGATGACGGCGTCAGCGCGTCGAACGTCAATGATCTGACCGCCACCGGGATCGCAGCAGGCGCGCCCAGCGTCGGCTCATCTTCGGTCGGCCAAGACCACAGCATCACAGCCACCGGCATCACCACAGCCGCGCCAAGCGTCGGCTCTCCAACAGCCGCACCGGCAGGCGGCCTGACTGCCGACAGCATCACCACCGGCCAGCCCGCGGTCGGCGCGTCTGACATCGCCCAGACGCACAACATCGCGGCCACCAGCATCACCACCGGCCTGCCCACGGTCGGCACTGGCAGCATCACGCAGGCCCACGCGATCACGGCTGGATCAATCACGACCGGCCAGCCCACTGTCGGCGCGGCCAGCATCACGCAGACACATGCGCTCCTGGCAGCCAACATCACGGCGGCACCTCCGACGCTGGGGCAGCCGACTGCATCCGCGCAGGCCAACCTCATCGCGGATGGGGTCACCACCGGCCAGCCTGCGGTTGGCACCGGCAGCATCACGCAGGCCCACGCGCTGGGCGCTGGCGGCATCACGACAGGCCAGCCGGTGGTGCAGGCCGCGACGGCGACCATCACGTTCGCGCTGCTGGCTGATGGCATCCTGACCGCAGCGCCAGAGGTCGGCGACGGATTCCTGAACGGCAGCGTCGAGCGCCAGGTCCATGTCAGTGCGCCGTCGAACAACATCGTGGTCACCGGCGGGAAAAACACTTGCGCGATCATTGATCAGCCCAACAGCGCCAGCGTGACGTTCGGCTCGAACTCCTGTATCGTCGATGCCAACACGCCCAACATCACCATCGTCCAACGCGCAAATGAGGCCGCCTGATGACATTCTACATCAAGCAGAACGACACCAGCCCGGCGATGCTGGCGACATTGCAGGACGCCAGCGGCACAGCGGTCAACATTGTTGGCGGATCTGTGCGGTTCCACATGCGCCCGGTCGGATCGACCACGGCCAAGGTCAGCACGGCGGCGACCATTGTGGACGGCAGCGCTGGCTCGGTGCGCTATAGCTGGGCATCTGGCGACACCGACACCGTGGGAGCATATCAGGCCGAGTTCCAGGTGACCTATTCTGACGGGAAGATTGAGTCATTCCCCAACGACGGATACATCGCTGTCGAAATCACCGACGACATCGCGTGATGCT